TGGCTGGCGAACTGTCCACCTGTCGCGTGGGTGAACAGGTATCCGGCTGGGATGTCGCTGTTCTCCACGATTATCAGTTTCCCGAAGAAACCCTCGGTAGGCAGACCAGGAATCCCAGATCGTTGCAGTCCAATGACCTCACCATTGACAATGGTTGGAACCGTCGCGGTAGTCGCGGGCACATACCCGGTCAACGCTCGAACAGCAACCAAGTCAACGCGATTGACATGGAGGACAAACCTTTCACCAAAGTCACCATAACCGTGGTGAATCAGGTGTTCCTCAATGGTTTCCAAGTCCACTACTGCCAAAGACGCTCCAGCGGTCGTTAGGTAGTGGGTGTGAGTGTTGTCATGAGTCACCCGCTTGTAGGCAGGGGGGACTTCCCCATCCGCGTTGTAGAGCCTTCTCACAATGACACCGTTCTCGTCAGTGTCGTTGTTCTCGAAGAACACGGCTGCCAAAGCCACTTCCATGTTCAGGTTCCACCAAGCATTCTCAGCCTGCGCAGTAATTGACCGGATCTCGTCCCCACGAGCCGAGTCAATGAACTCCTGGGTGTACCCGAATGCCAAGTCCTCATGATTTAGGGGGTAGCCCCGAGTCACATACTGGAGCCTGACCTTCTGGGGCCGACCTAGCTCCGTAGCTCTCTCAAACCGTGGAGTCTGGTAGATCCCTACCCGTTCCGTTGCTCGATTGATCGGGAACGTGAGCAGAGAAACCATGAATGACATCTGCGTGTTGAACGCAGCCAGTCGAGCTAGGAGATCTGCCCAGATCTCGGATAGGGGTTGCCCGTCCGCGGTTACCTGAGTCCCAGGAATGACTTCAACGCCATCCTGAAGCATCTGATATCCACCTTCACCCTCGGCTCCAGTGAAGGCTTCCATAGCCCCTCGGAGATGCTTGGGATCGTGCATCATCATGACAGCCAAGATGTCCGGGTTGCTTCTATACAGCCCAACGTAGGACTGCAAAGAAGCGCCTTTCAAAGTGCTTAGTGCGTTCATCATTCCTCCTACACAGTTCCAACGACATCGCCGTTGATGTCGATGTCTAGATACAAACCGTTGCCGTCGCGGACCGTTGGGTCTTCGAGAACTATCCCGACAAAGATGGCTCCTACACCACCACCAATGCCCACTCGAACATCCCCGGCTGCAACCGCGTACAAACGGTCTCCAGCCGCGAGAGTCCCGTCCGCTATCTCCTGAGCCTGACCCCTCTTGATAACGGTGTACCGCTTGCCTCCAATGACCTGACGGAAGTTAGCCAATCCAGTTGCGGATTCTCGCCTACCTTCGGTGACATCAATTACCCCGTCACAAAGGACGGCGGTAGAAAGGATCAGTTCTCCCGACCCATTCACACTTACACAAACAAATGAGAGGGAACCCGCGGCTCCACCCCAAATAGCTGCTGTGGCGTCGATTGCGGCCGCGGCCGTTGCCCGAAACTTGCCACCTTCTGGGGCACTTGAAATATGGGCCATTTTTCTCCTTTGTTGACTTAGAGAGGGAGGAAAGAAAAACGGTAAGTGCCTGACTCAATCCGTTGGGCTACCTGAGCCTTGTCGTTAGATCCGTTTGCCTTACTTGATGTCAGGCATCGGGACCCCGCCCTGCTGTTGGAATTGTTTCTTGTATTCTTTTTGCTTGTCTAGAACCTTACCAGCACCATCGCCCCTTGCGCTACCATCTCCCGAACCCGCATCCTTCCCTTTCACTAGATGAGGAGAGGCTTCCCCAAGACGCTTCACGGCTGCCTTAACAGACTGCTCATTGGGAGACCCATCATCGTTGGTAGCTATCTCATCTGAACCAAGTAGAGAAATGGCGTCCCTCGCGTTATGGAACTTGGCATCACTAGCAGCCGTGGTAACAGCCGACTCCATGAGGGACTTGCCTAGTGCTGTCTCGGCTATGTCCGCTCGGGTCTTCTCCTCTTCACGCTCGGTCTGAGCTTTTTCAAGATCGGTCATGTCGGCCTTTTTACGCTCGGCTAGTTCCTTCTCAACCTCATTGAGCTTGACCCGACGATCAGCCGCCTCTTTGCGAAGCTTCTCCACATAGGCTTGGTCGTAGGTTTTTCCAGCATCCCCTTCCCCACCTTTGCCCTTGTCGCCCTCTTCACCTTTGCCACCATCGCCTGACCCGCCATCGCCAGACCCGTCTCCCCCGTCTGAACCTGCTCCCGAACTTCCCGAAGACCCGTCCCCCGATGAGCCGTCTCCACCTTTTCCCCCGTCGCCATCGTCACCTTGGCCTTCAGCCCCTACGAGAAACAGAGCTAGAAGTTCTGGGGAAAGCTGAGAAGAAAGAACACCATGTCGTCCGTAAACGGATCTACCGTATCGCACTTGTACCTCCTGGGTTGATTAGTGCAATACGAAGAATACTCTCATAAGTGGAATAGGGAAAGCTCTAGATTATTCGTCGTTGGTTTCGGATTCCCCACTCGAACTAGAAGCCGCGGCCATAGCCGCTTCTCTTTCTATTTCTTTCTCCAAAGCCGCTTCTTGTTCCTTAATCTGAACCAGCATCATCTTCTGCAACTCAGCTAGATCTTCAGGGGTTAAACCCAGCCTTTTCACTACCCATTCAATTGGCAGCCCGAGCCCATCTTTTTCATTAGCCAACTTCACAGCTTCACCCAACAGAGCCATGCTGTACTTAGATCTTGGATCTAGCCAAATCATCTCTCCACGAAGGTCGGAATCAATACCTACAGCCTTAGCTACTAACCTCGCGACACGAAACCATTTGTTTCCTAGACGCGTCATCCGGTCTTCGCACTTATCCAACAGAGGCTCGTCCTCTATGAGTTGGCTTTCTCCTGAAGGGGCATCTCCTCTGCCACCGCGATCAGATTTGAAGAACATCCTGACAGGGGTTTTAGATGTCAAAGCTAAATGCTGAAGAACCATTTCAATGATCTGTCGGAATTCACCTAGATCCGACTCTCCGAACTCGTCCATTGTGCCATGAACCATTCTCCCGTCTTGATCTACTGCTGGAGGAACGTGCCAAACCCTTCCTGGGATATTTGACCATCCACCTTCTGGTTGTTTGAGATGGGTGAATAGGACCTTTTGCTTGAGAGCTGAGAATTCCCCGGCGACGAAGGTAGCTATAAGTAAGTAGTTGATCGCGTCTTGAAGTGGGATTACATCAGACAACTCAGACCCGCGCTTGTTCAAGAACTCAACCACTGGGACTTCCCCAAATTCATGACCCAGAGGCCAAGGTTCATCGGTCACAAACCTGGGAGTTAGTGAGAAATTAGGTGACTGCTTTGGGATGGTGGCTGTTATCCCAGTTTGTGTCGGGTCTGGAAGAACAACGTCTCTCCCCTCGACGTACTTCCTCACCTGGAATCTGTCATAGACGTTGATGAGAATACGACCAGAAGGAGTCACCCACCGTTTGATAGCAAAATCAATCTGCTTGTAGTCAGTTTCGGAGTAACGAACCTTGACAAGATTGGCAGGGTTCCAATCAATGGTGGCTCCCTTCTCTTCATCAGGCCAAACAATGACAGCAGCTCGACCTTCGACTAGGACACCTTCAGTTAGGTCCCCCTCTTGTTCGTCTATGTCATTGTCGCGGAAGATATCCCAAATCTTTTTGGTGATCGGGTTCTCTTCCCCTTCTTCAGACTCATCCTCGTCAACTTTGATCCCGATGAGTTTGATCTTCTCGGAAACAGCGTCAATGACCACTCCACACCAGTTGTCTTCAAAGCCCTCGAAATCAGTGAACATTTCTTGGAACTTTTCACTTCCGTAAACAAGCTCCTGGTCGCCTTCGTAATAGGTCCGGTATTTGGTTAAATCCGACCACTCTTGTTGCAGGTCTTCAAACAAGGTCCTTACCAAGATCGCGTCTTGGGATAAGAGGGATTGGATCTCGGGAGTGATTTGCTGATCCACATTTTCAGGAGGATCAAACGGACTGCGAAAAGGAAGAGTCAAAAGGTTCCCTAATGTTGGGTGATAGTTTTCTCGTTATCTAGGTTAGCCCTCGGCCATGAGGCGACAAGGACACGCGAGCAACGCATACAGATCAGGTGAGCTTTCTCATTGGGGTACTCGAAGTAATCCAGGTGAAAAAAGTGGGAGTGAATGCGGCAACGGAGACGATTCCAAAACGTTGGGGGAGAGGGTTGAGCCGGATGATCTGGGTCGTAGTTGCCGCGCATAAGAGAATGGTATCAGAAAGAGAAGACCCAACCAGAGAGCTTGCGAAGCGGATCAAAGCCAGGTCTCCTCTTTCAGTGGCGCGGGGAGGATTTGAACCTCCGACCTTCGGGTTATGAACCCGACGAGCTGGCCTAACTGCTCTACCGCGCTCCGAGGGTCGTCTTATTGGGCTGAAACAGGATTGGGTACTTCCACCCGCACCTGACCGTTCCTCCGACTGACCCTCCGCTGATGTGCCACGTTCGCAGATCAACTTGCCGATTACCTCCAACATCGTCAGAGGGTTCTGTGTTGCGCTCTGAGATACCGACCGACTCCCAGCCACATCTTGAAATTGTCAAGTGCTGGGGGGATGGGGAAATAGCTGTCAGTCGGTGCAATCCCAGCGACTTTCGCGACAACTTTTTCATCCATCCCTTTGCACACGGAAAACTAGATCACTTCGCCCATCTGAGTTAGAGACCCTGGGTAGATCCCCCTCGCGTGATCGGGTGTCTGGCAGAGAACATAACACCAATCAGTTCACTAGTCAAGTAGATACAAGCGAAGACCCAGGTACCGTCATCCGGCGGGAACCCTGGGCCTTCTACCGGACACATCGTATTCGGCACTCATGACACTAGCACCTAATGCTGAACAACCCGTCCGCTACTGACTTCTTCTATCGCCAGCATCTTGTTGATCTGAATTTGAGCCCCACTTAATCCATCAATCTGATCGTCGTGAATGTCCTTGGTTTTGAATAGAGAAGCCTCATCTAAGAAAGCCCCAGTCCAATCCCCTTCGACAACAAAGTACCTTCCTTGGGACGCTTGACCCCCTACTAGTCCCGCACGAGTCTCCTTATCTCCACTAGTCCAAAGCCGGTGAACCTGAAAACCAGAAAGGATGTTACGGCGATAGTTCTCAATCAAGAGCTTTCCAGTAGCTCCGCGTTCTTGCTCAATACTGATAGGAACACTCTTCCCATCTAAATGCGCGGTCATTCTCAACATCTCTTCCACTCCACCTGAATGAGTTTGAGCACGTTTCATATTGAGGATGTACCAAAAAGGAGGAGTGGGCATATCTATTTGTGCCCCAGCTCGAATATCCTCTACTAATCTTTTGCGAATCTTCTCAGGCATCTTATTGGCCTTGAGCAAATGACATCCCGCGGTGTAGTCAGGGTTAGGGTCGATCTCTGTAGGCTCGCTGGAACCCAGGTCCCAATGCCGCACTTGACCAGTGTGGAATTGCTTGTCGGGAACCTCACTGGATTTGATGATCGTGAACCATGCTGGATCAAACTGTCCCCCCAGGTTTTGAGCCGTCCAGTCACCGTAACGAAGTTGGGCTCGGGTAACTTCGGACAATTCCAAAAAGGACAGCTCGTAAGTGTCCTGATCCAAATGGGGGTTGTCTTCTAGTCTGGCCGGGACAAAAATCCGATTGTTGGAATGAGTTCTACCATCAGGCAAGCCCCAACGTTTCTTGACCCATAGATGCCCAACTCCACCAGGGTTAGAAGCAGATCTCATGCCTACTGGGATTTCGCTACCTCGAAGTCTTCTGATCCGAGAGAACATATAGGTATATTGGGCCTGAGAGAACTGGGTTAACTCATCAAAAAGAATTCTTTGAAACTCCGCGCTTTGATATCGGGTCTCGTCACCTTCATGCTCAAGGTAACCGAATTGGATTTTGGCCCCTGAAGGGAACGTCCAACGGTAATTAGTTCCATCCCAATGAGCTTCCGTATTCCTCCACCAAGTCATGGCTCTATCCATAAGGGCGCCGGGAAGAGCAAGATCACGATATGAACGTCTTAGAATCAAAGCGGCATAACCAGGGACATCAACATACTGAGCTGCCGCGGTTAAGAGAGCTTCAGATTTTCCCCCTCCAGAACCCCCAAAAAAGACCCCCCCGCCATTAGAAGCCATACTTTTAAAGTCATCAACAATAGCAA